CAGGCGCTTGCCGGCGTCCACAAGGAACCCCATGAGCGCAAACAGCACTTGGCTGGGCTCTTTGTACGGCAAAGGCAACAAAGACGCTGAAAGCTCTGCACCACCTGCGTCAATGTCTCGCCATTCACCCGGCTGGATGGGGTCTGAGTCGTCCGCGATCCGCGCTCCTTTGGCCTTGAAGCCTGCAGGTAGGTTGGCGAGCGTGCCAGCGTCAATCAACTGGCGCAAGGCGCTCGTAGCGGCCTTTCCAAGGCCTCCGATAAGGTGCACAAAGCCCAAGCCGTAAGCACCGGGGCCCTCGACAAGCACGTAATGCACAAAATAATTGCGGCGGTTGCACTTTTCGTCGTTTTCTTTCCAATTCCGACGAATTCCGACCACTTTTAACGTGTCTTCAGCAAGGGTAACCACGTATGGACGCTTAATTCCGGTCGGTTCGTCGTCCTCGTCCATGTCTTCAAAGCCTTGGAGGTCCAAATCCACCAATTGCTCAAGCAAAAACACCTCTCCGATGTCATCTGTGGGCTGAATGCCTGTGACTTTGTCAATGGCTTCCTGGATTTGGCTTGCATCGGCAGGGGAGGCATAGGTGTCCAGGTATACGTCAAGGTACTCACCTGCCAAAGCACGCTTGCGGTACTCGTTTGAGTCCATTGCAATGCGGTGCGTGAGCCGTGGGCATTGGGATACGACGCTTGAGCCGTTGTACGGAATGTAAACATCGTCCGCCAGGCACAGTTTTGACACCATGCGGCCCAGTTGGTAGTCGTAGTAGACCTTCTTGAAGGTCGAGCCACCGTAGCCAGTGTAGAAAAGCTGCTGGTCAAACTCAGGCGTGTACTCTTCCATCACCGTGGTGATCTGGTAGTTCATGAAGTCTTGCACACGGCCGGCCTGCTGGAACTTTTCCACAGTCTCTTTGCCCATGATCTGCGAGCGAACAGGGCCACCGGCGGGCATCAGCTCCTTGAAGGCCTGTGCCTGGAACTGAACAATGGCCTCGGTCAACATTGGATGGGTCGCGCCCGACGCGCCACGGAAGGGCTTGGTGCGCTCTTCCATGCGAAAGCCCAACAGATCAAGACCCTTGGCGTACATCGACTCCCAATCGGAGCGTGAGCCTTTGTCCGCTTCAAACATGGCCGACACATCCAAGCCGATTCTGGCCAAGACGTCTGGCTCAATGACCTCGGCAAGGTTGGCGTAGAAGTCCACTTCTTCAGCGTCCTGCTCGCCCATCTCCACAGTCGCACCACCATCCTCTTCAATGATGATTTCGATGTCAGACGAAGGCTCTGGTATGCCGCCACCTATCACCACCTCAAGGGTGGGCATCCGGTTCATTGCTTTTTCGATTGCCATGTGTTTTCCTTAGGGCATTTTGGAATTGGGGTTCAGGCCGTCTTTGTATTTTTTAAGCAGTGGCGTAAGCAGGTCGTCTTTTTCGTCTACTCGGGTAGGCTGCAAATATCTTTCAAAGAAATCCAAAACTGCCTTGTCGTACTTTGCTGCCGGGACGTTGCCTGTGGCCCGGCCATTTCCCTTGATCTGTGTTACCACAGGAGTGAACTCATCCATCATCACAACTTCTACAGTAGTCACCGGTCTATTTCTGTTGTCACGTAGAGTATAGACTTGATACTTGCCTGAGTTAAATGCGGCCATTTTTTCCGGTGAGTAACCTATGCCCCCTTTTTCAAAGCCTCCAACAGAGTGGCCTACGTATGCGCCCTCGGGTATGGTAGCCTTGCGGTCCTCAATGCGTTTCCAAGCAAAGCCCTCCGTTGGCCCTTCTTTAAACTGCAAAAGTGGGGCGCTTACTCCTTCCGAGAACACCGAGCTCGGAACAGCTTTGCCGTCCTCAATACGCTTAATAATGGTGTCAAAATGAAACTTTTCAGTGTTCATTTTAAATGCGCCCTGCACCGCATCCTCAAAACGGATGTTGGCGGCCTCTCTGGGAGGAAGGCGGTTTAAGTAGGTGTTGATTGCAGGGGCATTAAATACGGACTGTAAAGGGCCTCGAAATCCATATTGCAAGTCATAAACAGGTTCTCCTTTGTCAATGGCTGTCTTCACATTTTCAGAAAGCAAGTTCTTTCCTGCCTCTGTCTCGTTTTTAACAGGAACCTTTTGCCCGCCGCCAAAGATTTGATCGATTAAGCCGGTCTTTTTAGGCTCCGCCACCTTGTTAGCGTTTGTTGCCTCTTCATAGGCCTTAAACAAAAGACCTGCAGTGTCTGTGCCCTCGCCAATGACTCTGTCCGGCTCCATTCGTGATTTGGTTACCGTTCCTACACTTGTGTTGATTAACTCAGGACGCACGCCTTGCGCAAGCAACTTGTCTTGTTCCCTAGCCTCCGCTGAAAGACCCTGCAGCTTTCCTTCTTCCGTCAGTGAATAAACATAGTTTGGGTTGGCAGCAGCAGGGTCCATAGTGATAAAGTTGCCCTTAAGGCCCGTAGCTTGGTCATAGCGAGACGTGAAGTCTTCTACGGCTTCTGGGTACTTAGGGAAGAACCTTCCCTCTGGGGCACCGGGTCCCACAAAACCCTCAGGGCGGGCCCCTTCTTTGTACCGTGTCTTGCCCTGTGCCAAAGAATCTATAAGGTACGTCGGAAAGCCTTTTTCCAAATTCGAAGACAGGGCGGGCCCCTTGAGCCGACCCGCTTTAATGCCTTCCATAATTGGGTCATCTGGCGTACCAAACTGCCGTTCAAAGTAATTTCGGGCCTTCTTATCCCAGAAATCTTTAAGGATCAATGCGTGGCCTTCGCCCTGGCCCGCCGATATAACACCGGCGTCTGTAAGACCATTATTTATAAATCTGTCAATGTTACCGACATTCTCTTTTGTGCCGACAGGGCCGGTAAGAATGGTGCTGCCGGTCGGGCGGACGGCGTACGACGCGCCTGGCACAGACAACTGACGGTTGTATTGCTGGAAGTCCTTGGCCACTTCAGTGGCGGCTTCGCCTGTCTTCTGCGCCGCCTTGACCCCTGCGCGCGTGACGCCAGCCGGATTGGTCAGGTTGGACAGCAACTCGCCGGCAGTGTAGAAGCCTTTGGCTGTTGGGTCAGCAGGAGGCTCTGGGCGGACACCCAACTTGGTCATTTTCTCCTTGATGAAGTCGCTGCCCATGACAGGCTTTTCAGTGCCGTAGCCAAACGGGCGCATTGCCATCGTGGCCAAGTCCACAGGCGCACCTGCAATGTCATAGGGCAACTCGGTCACGCCCTTGGCCATGTTGATGTAGGCGTCACCAGAACGCAACTGCTGGCTGATCGGGCCTTCCTTGCGGCCTTTGCCAGACTTTGGTGTCACAAACGCTGGACGGGAAGCTGCGTCAATCTCCTCTTGCGACAGCTCCCCCTCAGGCTTTTTTGCTTCACCACCTTCTTTAAAGCGCTTCTTGGTCAGCTTGTTCTTGGTCAGTGTTGGGCCTTCCAAGGTCGGCGCGCCAAAAGTGTCAGCAGACAGGCCCTTGGCCTTGTTCTGCGCTGCACGGATTTTGATCTGATAGACCCGGGCCAGTTCTTCCATCTGCGCACGGGCAGAGTCCGGGTTCCTTGCGGTTGGAGTCACGTCCTTCATTGCGCCCAGGTCACCTCTGCCCAAACCCTCAAAAGGCATTTGCATGCTCTTGTCAGCAGTTGCGCCCCCGCCACCAGAGGTCTTCACGCGCTTAATAGACTGTCGCGTGGGCGACACCTTGCCGGCCTTGCCCAGGTCCGCCAGCATCTTCTGCGCCGTTCCAACAGGATCGGTGTTGATGACCTCGTCAGGCACTTCGTCCGACAGGGTTTCGGTGTTTTGCGCCAGCAATGCACTCACGTCCACGCCGCCGCCTTTGGCAAAGCCGTAAATGCGGTTGCCCAGGCGGTCAGTGGTGACGCCCGCATTCTGCTGGCCGCCCAGCATTGTGGGCGACAGATATGGGTTTGCGCCAAGCGCTCCCATGGTGTTCTTTGCCAAGGGCAACGGTAAGTCCGCTGGTCCGATGGCCGCGCTTCCCGGAGCGAGGCCCGTGGAGGTCTGCGGCGTCAAGGCAAAATAGTTCTTGTTGGCCACAGTGTCCGCTGTCCCAACCGCACCCACGCCACGGCTGCTGTACGTCGGCATGGTGGGCGTGGAGATGGGGGTGCTTGCAGCAGGTGGGCTTCCCGGTCGCGTCATGCCCGGAAAACTTACCTGGCCCGGCATTGCCGGCGGCGTGTACGGGATGCTGGGTGGCGTAACCGGGCGTGTAGCAGCGGGCGGAGGCGTTACAGCGGCAGGGGGTGGCGTTACAGCAGCGGGCGGTGGCGTTACAGCAGCGGGCGGGGGCTTTACAACAGCAGGCGGGGGCGGCGCTGTAGCGGTAGGGAGGGGGTCCAGTCCCACAATTTGCCGCAAGGTCAATACGGCATCGTCTTTTTTCCCAGTTTTTAACTGATCAATTGCCGTCTGCAAGCTAGGGGCAGTGGCCTTGGGCGGCTCATATGTGTAGTTTGTTACCCCAGCCTCCCGCGCTTGGCGAGGATTGCTGTACATCTTGCCGTCCGGGCCATAGACGGCAGCCTGTGTGTCCGCAAAGCCGTCATCCTTGGGTGGCGTGACGGGCGACACTGATATCGTTTCGTTGGGATACCACTTGCCGCTTGAATACAGCCACTTTCCGTCACTGCTTGTTGGCGCGGCCCACGGCCCAGCTCCTGGCACAAGAGTGCCACT